ACTTACTCAAAATCAAAGTCTTATATATCAGAAGAAAAAGTTTATCTAATAAGATATGAATTTGAATTATAAGGAGGAATCTTATATGTCTAATCAAGCAAAAATTAAAACAAAGCTCGTTGCTGTTGGATATGCACCAATACTTAGCGAAACAAAAGATAAAACAACATATGGTAATCCAGTTTATTTTGCGGCCGCAGAAGCTGGTGGCAGAGAATATTCTATAAGTCCAGTCGGAGAAGTAAAAAAAGTATCTGCAAACTCTCAGCAAGTATATGCCTGCGAGCAAAATGGTGGGTATGATATAACATTGACACTTTTAGCAGTTATTGATGATATTGAAAAAAATTGGCTTGGCAAAACTATTGCTAAAAACGGTGTCCTTGAAATCAATAATAATGTTGAACTTCCGAAATTCGCTCTTATTCTAAGCGACCAAAGCACAGATAATATAGGCAAGACAGAAATTTTGTATCGTTGCAGTGTTTCAGCTCGACCATCAACAAATGGAGCAACAGAGGAAGATGGCACATTTGAATTTCAGTTCCCTGAATATTCTATTTCCGCTACACCTCGAATTAACGATAATTATGTTAAGTTTACTATCCCTGGTGTTGCGGAATTAAGTACAATTCCTGAACCTATTCTTAACGAATAACGAGGGATATGTATGGAAAAAACAATTATCATTGAAGGTAGACAGGTAAAGTTTAAATCTACTGCTGCAGCTATGCTCAGATACAAGGCACAGTTTGGCAGAGATATGTTAAGAGATTTTAGTATATTACAAGCGGCTTTTCAGAAAACCAAAAAAGGAATTAAATTAGTTGATATAGATAAATTAGATATGGAAACTATATATAATCTTATTTGGGTGTTTGCAAAAACAGCTGATAACTCTATACCTGATGTAATAGACTGGTTTGATACTTTCGATACATTTCCGCTTATAAATGTTTTGAGTGAGCTTACAGATTTACTAACAAGCAGTCTGAAGGTTGACCGAAAAAACGAGTAAAAGGCAGTAATAGTAAATCGAGCAGCATTACAGTAGAACAACTAATGGCTATGTGCTATGCTCGTGGACTTACTGTTGCAGACTTTGAGGTCTGTACAATAGGTATGTTAATCAATTACTGCCATGAATACGACCGTATGAAACTAAAATCGCAAGGAAAGACCGTTATTGACCCAGAAGAACGTTATCATCAACTTAAAGGAATAGAACAGCAAGTCGATGATAAATTTGCTCGTGGAGAAATCAGTGAGGAAAAATATATAAAGTATAAGCAATCACTTGCGGAATGGGAGTGTAACTAATGGCGAGCAAGAATATCAAAGGCATTACTGTTGAAATAGGTGGAGACACAACAGGCTTAGATAAAGCGTTATCTAATGTTAATAAACAAGCTAATACATTATCCGCTGAAATGAGACAAGTTGATAATGCACTTAAAAACATTGACCCTGATAGCACAGAACTGCTTGCTCAAAAGCAAGAAATACTCAGCAAGCAGATTGAAGTTACTTCGGACAAGCTTGAAAAGCTTAAATCTGTACAAGACCAGGTTAATGAGCAAGTCAAGAATGGCAAAATCAGCGAAACTACATACAGAGGCTTTCAGCGTGAAGTCATTGCTACAGAAGCAACTCTAAAAAAGCTACAACAGCAACAGGAAGATTTATCAAAAGAAACTGTAACCTTCGCAGAAGCTACTAAAAATGTAGTTAAAGCTACAGATTCAGCCCCTAAAAATGCATATGAACAGGTACAAAATTCTCTTAAATCTTCGGAGGATTATGCTAAATCCCTTGAAGATGAAATGCAAAAAGTTAATAAAGTCCTTAAAGATGTTGACCCTAAAAATCCTGAATTACTTGCTCAAAAGCAAGAAATTTTAAACTCACAAATAAAAAATACGACTAATAGACTTGGCGAACTCAAAGAAGCTCAATCTAAAGTCGAAGAACAGTTTAAAAACGGAGACATAGGTGAACAACAATACAGAGAATTTCAGCGTGAAGTTATTAGCACTGAAAAAGAATTAGCTAATTTATCACAACAGCAAACGGAATTAGAGAAAGCCACTGATGATACTGCTGATGAGATAGATAACTTAAACAAGTCAACTAAAGACGCTGGAGAAGCCGCAGAAGATTCTTCAGATAAATTTGAAGGACTTGGTTCTATATTAAAAGGTATTGGTGCTGCTATAGGTACAGCTGTTGCGGCTGTTGGTGCAGCAACAGTAAAACTAAGCAAAGATTTAGTTCAACTCGGCGATGATTATAACTCTGCTGTAAACGATATTGGAGTGAAAACAGGTGCGACAGGCAAAGAACTTGAAGGACTTGGAGATATTGCAAAAAATGTTTATACCCATAATTTCGGTGATAGTCTCGAAGATGTTGCAGAAGGATTATCTCTTGTTAAACAAAATACTGGCTTAATGGGTGATGAACTTGAAGCTGCAACAGAAGCAAGCTATAAGCTTCGTGACGGTTTTGATTTTGATATGGGAGAAAGTTCGAGAGCGGCGGCAGCACTCATGAAAAATATGGGTGTATCTGCTGAAGAAGCATATAATCTTATTGCCTACGGTGCTCAGAATGGTGCAAATAAAAATGGTGATTTACTTGATACTATCAATGAATACTCGGCTCAGTATGCTTCGTTAGGTTTGTCTGCTGACCAGTTTGTTAACACTCTTGTAGATGGTGCTCAGAATGGTGCTTTTAGCGTGGATAAAGTCGGAGACGCAGTCAAAGAGTTAAATCTTAGGGTAAAAGACGGCTCGGCAAATGAGGCGTTCGCTGAATTAGGTCTTGTATCAAAAGACAATAGCGAAAAAGTCGAAGAAACAACAAATAAAATCGCTGACCTTGAGCAAAAACTCAAATATGCCGAAATGGCACAATCACAGTTTAACGATAAGACTTCAGAACTTACAAAAACCAAAAATGCTGACAGTATAAAAAGCTACAAAGAGCAAATTTCAGAACTAAAAGATAGTCTGAACGATATAAAAAATGCGACAGATAGTACATTACCATCAGCAGAAGAACTACAAGCTCAATTTGCTGCAGGTGGTGAAAAAGCTCAAACTGCATTTAATCAGGTTGTTGCTGCTCTTGATAAAATTGAAGACCCTGTCGAAAAAAATAAAATCGCTGTTGAATTGTTTGGCACTCAATTTGAAGATTTGCAAGATACTGTACTGCCTGCTTTGAAAAATGTATCAACAAACACAAAAGAAGTTGGAGATGTATTATCTGATATAGATAAGATACAATATAACGACCTTAATAGTGCCTTAGAAGGTACATCTCGTTCTATTCAAGGCGTATTTATGGATACGGCAAGTGAGCTATCAAGCGGTATTACTGATGTGTTATCTGGGCTTGGCAACGCAATAAATGAAGCTGATGGCGATTTTGATAAAATCGCAGAGGCAATCGGTACAGCTCTTGAGGGTGCATTATCGGTTGTATCAGAACAACTACCAAAGATAATGTCACTTGTAACAAACGCTATAAAATCTATTGGAAATTCAATAGTAAAGAATATGCCTACGCTAATAAATACGGCTGTAAGTATATTTGATGAATTGTTTAAAGCTCTTATGGAAGCTCTTCCGGAGCTCACGCAAGGACTTATGCAACTTATCAGTGGATTACTTGATAGCGTAATATCAAACTTACCAACAATAGTAAGTTCTTTGCTTGAGATTTTAACAACTTTGATTACAGAACTCACTGCACAGTTACCAACACTTATGCCAATGCTTATTGAAGCAGCGTTAAGCATTATACAAATGATTATAGATAATCTGCCGACTCTGCTTACTGCTTTGTTACAACTTATGCAAGGTTTAGCACAAGGCATATTAGATTCTATGCCAGTAATAATTGCTGCTCTCCCTCAAATTATACAAGGAATTGTTGATTTTTTAATTGAGTCAATACCGCAAATAATTGATGCAGGTATACAATTATTAACCGCTCTTGTAGAGGCCTTGCCTGAGATTATAAGTGCGATTGTAGCAGTTTTACCAGAGATTATTACAGGTATTGTTAGCGCTCTGATTGAGTCTATCCCTGAAATAGTGCAAGCTGGTATTGATTTACTGACAGCTCTTATAGATGCTCTGCCAGAAATTATAGCAACTATTGTAGATGCTTTACCTGAAATCATTGAAGGCATTTGTACTGCACTTATTGATGCTATACCTCAATTAATTGAGGCTGGCATTAAGCTGTTCATTGCTATAATTCAAAATTTACCAGAAATTATCAAAGGCATAGTTACACATATACCGGAAATTATCAAAGGTATTGTTGAAGGTTTTGCCTCTCTTGTGGGAGAGATGGCGAAAATTGGTGGAAATATTATAAGTGGAATTTGGGACGGTATTTCAGGTGCAGCATCTTGGCTCTGGGAAAAGGTTAGCGGATTTTGCTCAGGATTATGGGATAACATTAAAGGATTTTTCGGTATACATTCTCCATCAAGGCTTATGCGTGATACTGTTGGTAATTATATTGCATACGGCATCGGAGAAGGCTTTGTGCAAGCTATGCCAGAAGTTACTAATGATATGACAAATGCTTTACCATCAACACTTAGCAGTGATATTCAAGCTGATTTCGATATTCAAGATAATCTTGATGAAATCGAAAATCAATCAGTTGTTATATCATTTATTCCTGACCTATCGTTTCTTGATATAATTCGTGATGCACTTAGCGATATATCTTTTCCTGTTGCTTTTTCACCAAATACAACTACAGCAAGTATGTCAGATAATCGGCTTAGTGGTATAAATTTAACTATCACTATTGGCACATTTAATAACAATAGTGATAAAGATTTAGACGCAATACTTGATTATGTTTCCGAAGGATTAGCTAATAGGTCGCAGAGATTGGGGGTCGTTTGGGGTGATACATGATTTTAGCTTTAACGGAAAATCTTTATTTGATTTTGGTGTTATAGTGACAAATTCCCCTGAATGGGTTGTGCCTCAAAGAGATGTAACATCTGTAAGCATTCCAGGGCGTTCGGGAGATTTAATAATTGATAATGGCAGATACAATAATCTCTCTATTCCTTATGCGGTTAGTACTATACCTGCATTTATGAAGAGTACATTATATGAAACCATTAACTCTTTAAAAGATTGGCTATTAACAAATGACACATATTGTAAGTTAACAGATACATATAATCCTGGCTATTATAGGCTTGCGAGAGTAAGCAATATAAACAACATTGTTAATGATATAGCAAGTGTTGGCAGTACAACAATCATTTTTGACTGTAAGCCCTATTTGTATCACAATGACGGAGAACAGCTTATCCAAGCAACCAGCACTAACTTTATAATCAAAAATCCTGAACATTGCGAAAGCGAACCATATTTTAAAATTTTCGGGAGCGGAGATATTACAGTAAGCGTTGGAGAATATTCATTCATTTTGACAAATGTTACTGATTATCTTGAAGTTGACTGTGAAATGCAAGACTGCTTTAGAAATTATACGAACTGCAACAAACAGTTTCAAGGCGTATTTCCAAAACTTCTTTGGGGTAATAATAATGTGATAATTAACGGTAATGTCAACAAGATTCAATATAAAGGGAGGTTCAGAAGGATATGATACCGATTTTGTACGAAAGAGGTACAACTGATTTCGATAATAATGGTTTGGGTGCCTTGACAGAAGCTACTAAATGTGTTGTTACCGAGGAACGCAACGGTGCATATGAAGTTGAATTACAATATCCAACTTCCGGAGCTAAATATAATTTACTCAATGAAGATTGTTTTATTAAGTGTAAGCCTAATGAAACATCGGAACCGCAGATATTCCATATTTATAAAAGTAGTTTACCAATAAGTGGCATTGTTACATATTACGGCGAACACATTCGCTACCAGCTTAATGGTATTCCAATACAAATATGCACCGTTGGTGGTAATGCTTCGGGCATTATGCAATCACTTAAATCTAAAGCATTACTCAACTGTCCGTTTGAGTTTTGGAGCAATGTTAACAGTGGAGGCTCTTATAGTGTAAGTACACCATCTACATTAGGCAGTTTACTTGCTGGCACAGATGGTAGTATTTTAGATAGATTTGGTGGAGAATATGAATTTGATAATTATACTGTAAAGTTACACAGTCAAAGAGGACAAGATGCAGGAGTTACAGTCAGATATGGTAAAAATCTTTCTGCATTTACTTCAACTGTGGATTTAACAAATAATTATACTCATGTGTTACCTTACGCTACACAAAATAATGAAACTGTAACAGGTGATATTATCAAGCTCGATAATGCAGATTTATACAGTTATTACAAGTGTTATATGCTTGATTTATCAAGTGAATATGGTAATAATATTTCGATTACTAAGGATAACTTAGCAACAAAAGCTAAAGCATATATTAAAACTGCAAAACTTGATGAGGTCAAAGCAAGCTATAAAATATCTTTTGTACAGCTTTGGCAAACAGAAGAATACAAAGATGTAGCAGCACTACAACGCTGCGTGTTATGTGATACAGTTACAGTAGAGCATAGTATACATAATATTTCGACTAAAGTTAAAGTCGTTAAAACTGTATACGACACACTTTCGGAACGCTATACATCAATGGAACTTGGAAGTGTAAGCACAAATTTTGCAAGAACGGTATCAGAAAATATCGCTACATCAGCAAAACAAACATCTTCCGCCCTTGAATTAGCTGTTGAAACGGCAACGAAGAAGATAACAGGAAATATCGGCGGTTATGTTGTATTCAAACTTAATGCAAATGGTAATCCAGAAGAACTTTTGATAATGGATACAAACGACATCAGCACTGCAACGAAGGTATGGAGATGGAACAAAGAAGGTCTTGGTCACAGTTCCACTGGTTATAATGGCAAATATGGACTTGCAATGACTTCTGATGGTGAAATAGTAGCGGATTTTATTAAGACTGGTTCATTAAACGCAAGTCTTATAAAAACCGGTGTACTCAATGCAGACTTAATAAAAACAGGCACTATAACAAGTGCAGATGGAACAGTCTCGATAGATATAAGTAATGGTACCATAACTACTACAGGTTCTACAGCAGGATATACAACAAGACTTACATTACAATCTGGTTATATCGTTGTAAGCCGTATCAAAAATGACAACACACAAGAAGTCGGGAAATTTGGATTTTATTCCGACAATGGAGAAGCTAAAGCTTTCTTGTTGGTCCATAAAGTAACAGCTGATGAAATTGTTGCAAATGATAGTGTTTCTATAGGTGGCATAAAAGCTCAAAGGAAATCAGAAAGCGATAGAGATTCTATATATGCATCGGCATATACTTCGCCTACATACAGGCTTAGCAATAATTCAAAGTCGAATGTTGGTGCATTTTATATTTCTTCCGCTGGTCATTCGGTTCTTGAAACTGATTTATTGCGATTTGATGGGAACGAAATATATAAAAGAACAATGACTATAGACGGTAATACAATAAAATATCTTGGTTGGTAAAAATAAAAGGAGGTTATAATATGCAAATACCACATTATAATATTGTACTCGATGTTAACTTGAAAGCATATCAAGCTGCAACTATTATTGCAAGAGTAGGAGATAAAAAATCTCGTTATATTGACATTGAGCTGCGAGCTGGAAATGAACGCATATTACTCAATAAAGAACGAGTAACTCTTACTGTAGCAGATGAAAACGAAACAATCGCTCTTACAGACTGTACAATCAGCAATAATATTATTACTGCTGAACTTACAGAAAATATGGTAGCTAAATCTGGAAAACTTAAAGCTGAAATTACAGTATACGGAACAAATAAAGAGGTTATCACTACTGTGCAGTTTGGCATTGATATAGTAGGCAAATTATCAACCGAAGTTGTCGAGCGTGAAAATGATTTCAGTGCTTTGCAGGCAGCCCTTTCTGATGTTGCCTCAACAAGCAACAGAATAAATGAAGTTTCCAGTCGAATACAGCCAATTACGCTTGGTGGCACAGGGGCAACAAAGACTTATGATGCAGTGCAAAATCTTAAAGCCCCATATTTAGGAGCAGTTACAACTATTCCTGCTGATTCCGACCTTAATAATTTTACGACAGACGGTACTTATGATATTGGTGCTTCTGTAAGTGCAAGCATAGCCAATGCACCCGTTACAGGCAGTACATACAAGCTTTTCGTAATGCACGCAGTAGCTTCAACACTTACAGAACAGATAGCTATTGTACCAGGCAAGGGAGCTTTATATCTGAGAAACTGTTCAAGCAGTACTTGGAGTAATTGGACGAAAATCACCTCATATACTCCACAAATAGATGAGGTTGGAACATGGATTCCAAGCCTTGATGGAGATGGCACAATTACAATAAAAAATGCCGACTATGTTTATAATGGCAGCACTATAATGATTACGGTTACAATAACGGCAGGAAGTGATATAACGGGTACATCTCTGACAGTTACAGGCTTACCAATTATCGCAAAACGAGCTGTTGCCGCAACTGCATATATAAACGGAAGCAGTGCAAGTGTAGCAAGTATAAATGGTACTGGCATATTGGTTAAATCTGATTCATCTCTTGCAAGCAAGTCGATAACAGTTACAGGCACATATTTAGTTTAATTTTGGAGGTTTTATTATGGAAATTAAAAATGTTATTACAGTAGATAATCTTACAACAGAAAGCGTTTCTGTTAAAACTCAGCGTGTACTTATCGAGGATAACGGTACAGAAACTGCTCTCGGTTTGCCTTCACGCAAGGCTTACACTAATTCAAATGACGGTCGTACAGAGCTTGCCGTAGAGGTACAAGAACCTTATTTTTCTGCTATTATCTCCGTTTGGGGCAATGAAGAAAAGGAGTGATTGCTATGGATTTCAAAATTGTAGCAGCAAAACTGACTGTATCAGCTTTTTTTGCTGCACTTGTAACATATTTAGATGCACTTATAGTACCTATTATAATCTTAATTACAGTTGTTATCTGCGATTATATAAGTGGTCTTGGTAAGGCATATATCGTAGGAGATTTAAGCTCAAGAACTGGCATAAAAGGAATTATTAAAAAATTATGTTATTTTATGGCTGTTGCAGTTGCTATGGGTGTAGATTGGCTTATATCACTTGGATTTATGCATATAGGTTTAGACATAAAAGATAATATGGTAGTTGCACTTATTGTAATTGTTTGGCTTGTGATAAATGAACTTTTAAGTATACTCGAAAATCTTGCAATCATCGGTGTTCCGCTCCCAAAATTCTTGATGTCAATTACTAAAAAATTAAAAGTTGTTGCTGAAAATACTGTAAAAACAAGTACAGATAATGAAGATAAATAGTATTGATATTAGTGATTTATATGGAATTCAGCATGAAATCTATAACGATGATGAAACAGTAGATTTAGGTAGTATTGAATTGAGAAAAAACGATACAAGAGAATATCTATTAGATAGCACTGATGTAGATAAGCTAAACTTATTGGAAAAAGCTGAAGATGGCAGTACTGCTTGGTGTACAGATACACATGAATTATATGTAAAACATAACAATAAATGGATAAAACAATAATGAAAGGGAGTTCTATTATGACAGAACAGGTTAAAAGACAAATTATCAAGGCTTTTGCTTATGATAAGAGTAAAGAAGAAATTAAAGAGTGCATGAATGTATCTGATGAAGATGTTGACAGCATTACAGACGAAGAGATTAAGGCTGAAAAGAACTATTACAAAGAAATGGGGTATCTACAGTGAAAGAAAAATTGATTGATGTCAGCACCTGGAATGGAAATATCGACTGGGATAAGGTCTATAAATCAGGCGTAAGATACGCTATGATTCGTTCGAGCTTTGGCGTAGAAAACCCTAATCAAATTGATAACAAATTCGTCAGAAACATTGAAAATGCCATCAAAGCGGGCATTAAATGTGGTATCTATCATTATAGCTATGCAAGGTCTGCTACTGAGGCTAAAAAAGAAGCTGATTTTTGCTTAAAAACAATAAAAAACTATAAGATAGATTTACCTGTTGCTTTTGACATTGAAGATTCTTCACAAACAAATTTAGGCAAAGATACTCTTACAAGCATTGTTATTGCCTTCTGCGATAGAATCAAGTCTGCTGGCTATCGTCCAATGCTCTATTGCAACCC